ACTGTATTCAATCTTATGGTTCTCCAATCTTGATTTGTCTGAGACCATACAACCCACATCTTTTGTCTACGAAGTGTTCTCCTACGTTTTACAACACCAGGTGATGAGTTAGGTACTTTATCTCTTGTTTGTTCCACACGTCTCATCCCTGCACCATTTAACTTAGTACTCCATACTCTCATAGAAGTAAACTTAGTGTTCTTAATTAAATCTGTCATTTCTTTACGAGTAAGTTCAATTGCAGGTGCAGCAAAATGATAAGTAGTATCTACTACTTTATTCATTACCTTTCTCATCATATTATCTAACATAGCTCTCTCCTATCCTATCCGAACCACCTATTCTGTGGGGTGTGTTTTACAAGGCATATAATATGTACCTTGGTCTTTTGTTTCGTGTGGGTGTGAACCCTCACATCCTATCATCTTTGCATATTCTTCAGCCATCTCTTCTGTTGGAAATAAAATCTTTCTAGCATCACCTTCTACTAATAGTTCAGGTCCTACATAAGAACCACTTGATTCACCAGGATATGATGAATTAGGAATTGATATTTCATTTTCCTCTAACTCTCCTAGTTCTCTTAGTTTATTTTTACTCCAACCCAATGCAGCTAATCCACCCCAAAGTAAATAAGATATATTACCACAGGCAGTTGAGTCGTTCTGTTTTTCTCTGTACACGGCTTCTGCTCTTGATAGATATGAATGCATGCGTTTTATCGTTGATAATGAAATCGGTTCACCCTTAGCGAGCTGTTGTGCTCTTACTTTGCCAACAGGTGTTGCACATTTATTACCACTCTTTTCATTTAGTTCAATACCTTTCTTAGCATTGTTCTTAACACCTTGTGGATAATCAGAGTAACTCTCTAACTCTACTCTCTTATTATCTTTATATCTTTTATCTTCTTTAACTGTTCTTCTTATTTCGTTTAGTAAGTATTCTGCTTCTTCATTTAAGATATTATTTAATACATCTTCTTTACCAGCTTGAACTAAATCGTGTGAGAATAAACCTTCTATACTGAATCCTTTTACTTCACCATTCTTTACATAATCTTTCCATATATCATCATTATCTACCTTAAACATTCCTACCCAAGAACCAACAGGTAAATTAAGACCGTAGGAGTTAGATTTATCTAACTTCGATGTCTTTATCCAACTCTCTACCAAAGTAACACCAGATATCTTCTTTTCGTGTTCTAAGGTTGATTTAGCTTGATATCCTTTCTTCAAGTATCCTTGTGCTAGTTTTTCTATTGTTTCAGGTTTAAAGAAAACCTCATAAGGTTGTCCCTCACCATCTATACGAAGAATCTTTTTATTTGGTATAAGAACAGGTCCTACTACCAATCGTTTCTCGTTATCTATCTTTTCAAACTGAACTTTCTCTTTATCAAACCATACGAAATTACTTTCTATGGCAGGGTCTTCTACTAATGATATAGCAAATACCTCATCTAAAAATTCATCGTCTATGGTTAATTCAAATAGTTTCATACTAATTTAACAATTTAATTTTAATTTATACTTCTTATCCAAACGAAGCTGCTGAGTTCGTTCTTCTATCTAATGCCTGTGTTGAACTAACTTGTGTTGATACAACGTATGCTTGTACAGGTCTTTGTGATGATGCTGCAATAGTTTCTGATATCTGTGAACCTGTATCAGTTTCTAATGCTTGAGCAGTTTGTATTTGTGGAACTGTTGTTGCTGGAACAGAAGCTCCACCTCCTCCTCCGCCACCACTAGCACCTCTAAGGTTAGTTCCTGGTGGTTTTGGTACTTTGGTAGCTATAATCTTTCTTACTTGTAATAAACCACCTGCAATAACAACACCTGCAGCAATAGCTCCAAATGGTGGTGGATATGTAGCAAGTGCTTTAGTAGCACCAAGATATGTGTTTATAGATGCAGATGCAACTGCTAGAGCTTTACCAGCAATAGTATTCTCTCCTACCATTTGAGCAACAGATGATAGAGCAGAACTAATAACCATCAGTTTAGCTTCTTCTTCATCTTCTTGCATTCCAACAGATACTTCTGATGTTTGTTCTTGTAAATTAAGTGATAGTTCAGAGAAATCTGCTTGAGTAGTAATCTTAGCTGCACCTGTTCTCTGTGCTGTTTCTATTTCAGATACACTAGATAGGTTATCATAGTTTCTTCTAATCTCTAATAAATCACCATAGTATTCTGATTCTAGTGCAGTAAAATTATCATAACCAGCTTTTTTAAGAATTGCTAACTCTTCATTAAATCTTGTTTCTCTTTCTATTAACTGTCTATCTCTTTCACTTAACAAAGATAACTCAGCTTCTAATTGTATTTGAGCTGCAAGTTCTTTTATTCTTTTTATCTCATCTGCTTCTCTTTGTGCAGCATCTATTCTTTTCTGTGTTTCTTCTTCTGCCTTCTTAGTTAATTCTTCTTGTCTAGCTTGTTCTTCTTCAAATGCAGTTTGTAATGTTTCTGATGATGCTCTACTTGCTTCATCTATCTTATCACCAGATATACCCAAGAATGTAGCGAACTTACTAAATCCTGTTGCTACTAATGATAATAAATCAGCAAACTTTTCAAAGATAGGTAATGCTACTTTTTCTACTAGTGCAAATATAGGTCCCATTATCTTACCAAATGCTTCCGATATTCTATTTAAAGTTTCTTGACCTTCTGATGTTTTAGTTAATGATTCTCTCATTAAAAGAAAAGCACCAGCAATAGCAGTAACAACAGCAATGATAGGATTTGCCATAAACACTTTTAATGTTCCTCTTAATCCTTCCATTGATTGTCCTACCAATCCAATAACACCTGGTTGAGCTCCTAACGCTTCTGTAAATCTAACAGATGCTATTTCTGTATCTTTTAAATCATCTTTTAAGTTAGATAGTTCTTTTGATAGTTCCTTAAACTCTTTAGATTTAGGGTCAATCTTTCCTAACGTATCTTGTGTTTTAGATATCGCTTCATTAAGGTTATCAAACTCACCAATAGATGTGGATATAGTTTTGTTAAGCAAATCAATATTCTTTGCTCCTTCTGTTTCTACATCTATTACCGCCTTATATGTTACTGTATTTTCAGCCATTACATTCTTTTAAAGAGATTCTTTACTCCACTCCAATTACTTGGTATTTCATATTTACCTTTAGCAATATCAACATCATCACTAACTTTGTAGTAATCATTTTGTTGTAAAAGGTCTATTATATTCGTTATCATATACTAATTTAACAATTAAACTTAATATTGTTGGTTATCCAATGCATCATCAATTATAGGTCCTAATAACTGTAATTGACATTCACCTGTTTTAAGGTTATATTGATTGATTGCTCTTAAGTGATAATGATTTCCTCTAAAGAAAACTATATCATTTAATTCTAATTCTACATAATCTGCAAATGGAATAATACCTGCACACTCTATCAATCTTGTTTTAGGGTCATACAACAAAGTAATATACTTACTCCAATACTCTGAATAAACAGAATTAAGTGGTGTTGTTCCTAATGATGCTGCTTCATTAAAAAATAATAAAGAATCAGAATCAGTTTCAGGTACATCTGAACCACTACCTGCTGAGTAATGGTCAAAGTAAGGATATACATTAGATTCTTCAATTACTCTACTTGATATACCATTTCTATTATTTAATTCGTAATTTGTTGTTTCTAATGCACCATTATAGAAAAACATACGAGGTAACACCTGAGCAGGTTGAAACGCCGCGTTTGCTATAAAGGTTGGTATGAACATTTTTTGTTTAGCCATAATTTATATTTTAAGATGTTGGTCCTCCTCCACCGGCACAAGTTCCAAATACTGAACCAAATTCTCCTGTACCAGGATTAAGGTTATATATAGTTGGTGCATTATCAAGAAGAATATAATCATACATTACAACAGCAGCAGTTCCATTTACATCATAATAAACTGTATCTCCAAACGTAGGTCTTACACCTGAACCATCGTGATACAATTGAAATTCTCCTTGAACACAAAGTGTTGCAGTAGAGTTTGCTATAACTGCATAGAATGCTGTTAATCTAACTACTGAGAATCCTTCTGTTCCACTTCCTGCAACGTATCGTAAAGGTGATGAACCTAACTTTGTTGTTACTTCTAACTTACCATCAGAGAAAAAGTTTTGTGTATCTCTAAAATAAGATTTACCAAATTCTCTGTTGTTTTGTTTCTTAAAGTTTTGAGTTAAGAAATCTACATCTAATGTATCTCCAAACTCTACCTCTCTCATTCCTAAGTTGTTTGCTGGAGTTACTGATATGTTTTTATTTAAATCTACAAACGAATCAAAGTTTTTAACTTTACCTTGTTTATACCAATTATTAAATGTTTCTATAATAAAGTGTCTAGGTTTAGTTTTACTTGGATATATCTGTAAGTTAAACTTCTTTTGAACTGATGCTAAAAAATCTAATAAAGTAATACCACTAGTTCCAAACGGCATATTAGCAGGCATATCTATTGGCATTAAATCACCAAGTTCATTTAAGGTTTTTATTTTTAATCTACTTTCAGTATTACCACCTGGTCCTATCGTTACATTTAAAGAACCACCACCTCTTGTTACAAATCCAATATTAAAATCATAAGATGAACCACTTGCTACAGTTGTATTAAATTCTTGTGTAAGTGTATATTCTTTATCTCCACTAGTTGATACAAAATCTCTTCTTATATAATCGTTCATATAATCTAAATCAATTATATTAGGCATTCCTGTTGGTGTGTTTGGTTGTAAATACAAAGTTAATTCAGGATATGATGTTAAACTACCCGATACTCCTATGTTTAAAGTTAATTCTCCTAAAGCATTAGAACTAATTACTTCTGTATCTCCAAAGAAAGGTTTATACTCTCCATCTGTTGCTATTATAGAAAACGATGGGTCATCATATACATTTGTAAACAAAAGTGATTGTGTTACATTAGATACAATCTCTAATGGAGTACCCGAACCACTAACTGGTCCAACTTCTATTTGTCCATTTATTTCTAAATCTGTTCCACTAATAACAGGATATTTTAATCCTCTATCAGCTAAAACATATGTGTCATCAAATCTAGATTCTGATAAGAACGTTGATTCGTATGTGTATTCTGTTTGGTCAAAGATAGCATCTATTACTAAATCTAATCTAATTGCAGGTTTAAAATCTTGTGCATATAATCTACCATCAACACTATCAATACCAAATAAGTTATTTGATAAGGAAGATTGGTATGCGTGTTGTTTGCCACTATCGGTTAACATATAAACTATTTCACCACCTAAACTATGTCCATCAAATGATGATGTAAACTCAGAACCTGCATATGCAGAACCACTCCAAGAAGCTTTAATGTTTTCAGTAGTAAAGATGTGATTATAATGGTCAAGAACCCCTAAATTATTCAACGTAATAGATTGTAAATCTCTTTTGAATGATGATAATAGACCATATATAGAAACCTCGTAAGAATCAATGTATTTGTTTTCTTTGATGTTTACTTTATTTAGTTGGATATACCCTTGTGATACATAAAATCCATCAAAGTCAAATTGTGCAATTACTTTCTCATTTGTTTTAAATAAGAATGGTTCATCTACTGCTATATCATAGACGTGTTGAAAGAAATCATTATTCTTTCTTGTTCCTGGTATTGTAATCTGTCTTGTAAAATCACTAGGTAGTTTACCTATATCAAATAGACCTGTTACATTATTACTAAGGTATATTGTTTCATCTTGAAATAAATCAAGTTCTACACCTCTAGCAATAAGTTTGAATACTTTATTTCTTCCACTTGTAACTGCCATAATTAGAAAATTAGTTTATATCCTTGACCTTGTGTAAATGTAAATTGATATTGAATTAACTTATCTACAACACCTGTCTTTAAGTTAAATGATGTATTATCTATAGCCAATGGTTTTAGTTTCTCTGTATTGTTTAACTCACTACCTTCTTCATACACCCAATAGATTTCATCACTAACCATTAGTTGTTTAAATATTTCATTGTAATCCTCATTAACATAATCAGTATTAACTGATAGTTTAAGTGTAGAATCGGTTATATAATTTTGTATTGCTGAATCGTAATCGTTGTAGGTTAAGGTTCTACTAGCCCAAGTTCCTATTTGTGGTTGATACTTACTTCTTTCTGTATTGAATGTTTCTCTACTTACTAAATTAAAATTAAAGTAATCCCATTGTCCAAATCTATTTTTCCATTTAATCCTTACGTTAGGATATTTCTTTGTACATTCTAAATCAAAATGTAATGAATTACCAATTTTATTTGAACCATCATAATTTGTTGAACCACTAACTAAAAAGATTTCAAAGTTACCAATATTGTTAGGGTCACTATCTAAAGGCCAATCAGGCTCATTTGGTGATATAGGAAATGTATATACACATTGCGTACTTTCGTTTGATTGAGTTACAGGAACTATAATGTTATTATCCTCACCTGCAAAAGAAGAAGAATAAACAATACCCATTGCAATATAACTCTGATTTACAGGTTGTCCTGTCCATATACTCATTCTACCATAGTTTTCTGCAAAATATGATTGTGATACTGGTCCATCTGTCATCATAGGCCAGAATGGAGTTGATTGATATATTGTATCACCTAAACTACCTTGTAAAGGGTCTTGGAATAATTGATATCCATCAATTGATTGTCCTGCTGTTACAGCTAAATGTGAACCTGTAAAGAATGATGAACTTGGTGATGTTTTATATTGTATATAAGACTCTACTGAAAAATTATAAATAGATGAACTATTAGCTGCTCTAGGTTCTGTAAATAAAGATGTTACAATTCTTGATACATCAAATATACCTGAACCCGATGGGTTAGGAAACTTTTGTAAAGTATAACTCGCTTCATCAGGTGCTCCTGTTAATCTATTACCTTGCCAATACTTCAGTTCCATTACAAATTGCATTGAAGAAGATGTATATGCTTCTGCATTTGATTCAGAAACAGCATAAACCATTGGCGATTGAGAAAAGTCAACTTGACCAGACGTTTGTAGAAAAGTAATTGCCATATATAATCTTTTTTAATAATATAACAAAGGGGGTGTGTAATATATTGGAGGGTTAGGTTACTGACAGATTGTCACCTCCACTTTCCCACATAGTACCTAGTTCTTCAAAAATACTATCTAGTACTAATTTTGCTTCTTCACCAACTAATTCATCTTTGGCTTTTATAAACTCAGGTGATTGAGCTGCTAGTTTAGCAAACGGTCTAGCTGCCATTCTTACAGTTCCATCTTTATTCTTTGTTCCATCGTGAACATACTTTGCATAATCAGGTTGTGAAAAGTTAAAGGTAAAAGTAATCTTACCTTTCTTATCTTTTTGAAACATTGTTTGTATTCTGTTTCTACTAGCAACATCTTTATACATCTTACCATACTTATAAGCTTTAGAAGAACCAGTCTTGTATTTGTTATAAGGAACACCAGGATTAATAGCCGTTAAAGCTTTATCCTTATATATTTTCGCTACATCTTTTAATGTTTTCATTATAATCCGTATCTATTATATTCTGTAAATAAAGTATCCATACTTGATGTTGTTCTTGGATGTAATGAAATATCAAGAACTTGGAAATGTGAACCATTATCTAACTTACTATCAGGATTAGTACCTGCATCGTTTTTATTCCAAATTATTTCTTCTATATTAGCTACTGTATTTTGAGCATTAAACGAACCACTATATATACCATTAATATTATAGTTACAAGTTGGAGGTGATGTAGAATTATCTAAAGAATATTGGAATATATTCCACCCACCATTATTAAATGAACCACTACCTATATTAACACTTTCACTTCCAGCTACTATTGTTGCTCCATTAATATCTTTTAATCTTATTCCATAAATGTCATTTCCTGGGTCTTCATCAAAATCACCAACAATATTTTGATATATATTTGAGTCAATTGTCCAAACAGGATTACCATTATGGTAGAATGAAGATAAGAATGAAAACGAACCTGTTGGTGAAACACTAGCAGGAACAGTATATTTTATTTCAGCTGAACCTGAATTAGTAGTTGGACAATTTACTTCAAGTGTTTCTTGACCACCAAATGTTCCACTTATAAAATGTTGTTCTACATTTAAACTAGCTGAGATAAACCCACTTGATGCTGATAACGTTTGATTAGTAAAATTCATTTCTGAACCACTTTCTATATCATATATTACATTTCTAAAATCTCCTGCACAATTTTCTTCACTAACAATTTCACCACTAACATTTGTTTCATAATACAATTCAGAACCTAGTTGTCTAAAGAAAGATACAGGAACAGTATTTGTTTTTAAATGATTAGTATATATGGTTGTTCCAACTTCTAATGAATCTCCTGCATTTATATAATATTCAGCTGAAGATGTTTCCGAACATATACTTGAACTTAAACTACTTGAGGCTAAGGCAATAATATCCCAATTACTTATATCGTTAATAGTAGCCATAGCACATCGGTCTAACATAGGTATATTTGTTGCATAAACATCATAGCTTGAGTTTTTTGTAGATATATTTTGTGTAAACTTTTGACTACCACTCATATAATTAAATTGACCAGCGAGTGTTCCTGCATCAAACTGAGTAACAATTCTATATTGTCTAAGTTTATCGTGATATGGATATGGTGTAACACCTAAATTAATAGGAGTTATTATTTCTTGTTCAAGATTTACTTGATTTAAAATAGGGTCTCCTCCTGCAAGATGCAAGGATGTTTGACAATTGAACTCTATTGTAGAACCAACACCAGATAATGTATAGTTTTGTAAATTACCACCTGCATCCACATAATTTATAATTGCAATTGAACCTGTTGCAATTGAAGAACCTTTTGAAGTAAATTTAATTTTATAAATCTTATTAGAAGGATTAACATTAAGGAATGAATCATAACCTGCATCAAAGGATTTAGAAACAGAAGAACCTGCTCCAGTAATATTAACCCCACCCGCATCTCTACACGCAATATTGTATGAAAATGGGTCATTAACAACTGAATAAGATTGTGATACATTATTTGGTTGAACATAATCAATTGTTGTAGTGCCTCCAGTACTACCTTGATAAAAAGTATAAGTTGAACATCCATCTGATGGACCTATATTAGTTGTAAAAAAAGGTTGAGAATAAACATTAACCTCTGAACCTATAATGGTGTTGTCAGAACTAAATGTGTTAAATACCATTTTTTGTAAAGATGATGTTAAAATCACATTTGTAGAAAGAGGTGATAATTCAACTGAACCTGTAAATGTATTTGGGTATTGAACCTCTACATCTTTAGTGCCGGAAAAAGCTGCTACATATGCAACAGAAAATTTTGGAAATTCTGCTTCATCACCAAAAAATGACATAGGAATATATCTCATAATCTATCCTATATTTAAAGTTGATACACCTAATAATGCAGTATTGTCATATGATACAAAAGTTATAACATCAATCGCATCTACAATTTGAGTTGGTGTATATGGTATTTGTCCTCCAAACTTAAATGTATTATCAAAAATAGCTGCTGAACTTGTTGTTGCGTTTGTAATTTTTATACTAACTGTTTGACCTGATTGTATATTTGTAGATTCAAATCTTGTTTCTGTTGCTGGTAATGTTAATTGAAAGAAATTACCTAATGAAAAATCAAAACTTGCTGTGTTTGCTGATATACTTTGCGAAACTACATTACCACTTACAGAGCCTGTTATTATCTGTGCCCCATCAAATGTATTAGAACCAGTAGTTGCATACGAACCAGTAAATGAACTTAAACTATCTACCTCTGTTTGTAAAGATGCAGTTGTTAATTCTATATTATCTAATCTATTATCAATAGAAGATGTTTCTAATTCTAAATTATCTAATCTAATATCAGTTGATTGTGTATAAGAATTAAAATTAGCTGTAGAAATAAAATCTTGTACCAAAGATGAACTAAATGCTTCTTGTTGGTCTAATCTTAAATCAAACGATGCTGAATCTATATAGTAAGATGAAGTGAATGTATTGTATCCACTATTAATGTTTAACTGAGATGATGTAAAATCATTTAACGATTGTGTGTGTTGATTATAAAAACCATTAAGGGTTTCTTGAGAACTAGTAAATGAATTATATCCACTATTAATATTTTCTTGAGAACCAGTAAATGCTTCTAATGAATCTAATCTCTGGTCTTGTGAACCACTATCACTTTCTAATTGGTCTAATCTATTATCTACCGATGCAGAGTAAGATGTTACGTTTCCTATACCATTAACAGTAGAAGAACTTATCTCATTACTTACTGTAAGAGAACCTGTGAACGCTGAATTACCTTCTACACCCAAAGTACCACTTACGATTACTTGTCCTATTAAATCTTGTCTATCGGTTTCTTCATCACCCAATACATTTGAACCACTTGAGAATATTACACTAGCAGATTCTTCTGTAATGTTTAACAACCTTGCATTAACTGTATCAAAGTTTCCTACATTAGCAGTTACATCTCCTTGTATAGTTAAATCTCCTACTATATCAATAGAGCCTGTATGTGTTAGTGAACCACTAATATCCACATCACCATTAAAATCAGAATTACCATCAACCTTAAAATTGTTTACAACTGTAAACTCTTTTGTTGTTGCGTTAATTCTTAATCCTAGATTATCACCTATACCATCTTGCAATTCTACATCACCACTCGCTGATGATAATGGTTCTAATGAATTTTCTAAATTAACCATCCCATAAAAGGATTGACTAATAAATAAGTTACTTAAATTACTCATATTCTTTCTTTATGTATGTATCCACTGTCTAAGTGCATCATCTATTTTGTTATTATCATATCGTTCAGGTGTTGTTCCCCAAACTTTTGGTGATGTCCATAACTCACAAGCTTCACAAGTTTCAAAATCCTCGTATGGTATTTCAAGAACTGGTAAGTTAAAAAAGTTATAATCATCTCTATCATTTATTTCTTCTTTTATTTCAAAACATCTTATATTATCATACGATGTTAAAAATCCTCTAGGACCAGGTATATATTTTGTTGCAAATACTTGTCCTATTGAACCTGTTGTTTCTAGTACTGCATTAAACAAATCTCCTGTTTCACAATCCTCTATTTTAAAGTAAGAACCGCTAGGCGGACTCAAAAAAAAAAGGCAACGATTTCTATCATTGTGAACAGTTAGGTCAAACTCTGCTGACCAACCAACCAGTCCATTATTGAACCTATCAGCAAATGGAACACAATTGACTGTACCATTCACCTCCATTCCATAATTTCCTTTCTGTACATAGGATGTTAAATCATTTAAGATACTCATTGTGTTAGAATGAATATCTACCATATCGTTAGTCCCATAAAAGGGAACTTCTTGTTTATTATCTTTTCTATTTGGTATATCAGTATCATTTAACAATTTAGATTTGTCAGCAACGATTAACTGAATTCTATAATCAGTTGTATTGTTTGTAAAGTTTGCGTTTTGTATCATTACATTACCAATAGGATACTGAGGAAATTGTGTTGTATCTATACCAAATAAATCTCCTTGTGTTACCTTTGCAATACTTGGATGATTCTTCATAATGTTCTTGAAGAAATTTAAAGTATTATAATACAAAGAAAAGTTTACTCCACTATCCTTAGTAATCTGTTGAGGTGCTGTATTTTGTGATGCTGTACTCATATCTTATAATTGTATTCCACCAAAGTATTGATTTGATTGGTCAGGATATATCATAGTTGAATCTCCTGTACTCTCATTATACTCAGGTACGTTTTCATTATTTGCTACTAACCAATCTTGTAATCTTGTTGAATAGTAATCTGCATTATTCAATGCTTTATTTAACAAGTAATCTACTTCATTTTTACCTGGTGCAACTCCTGTTTCACTTTGTTGTTTAACTGCACCATTTGATTTAAATGTTACTGAACTAAATGGAATATATTCTACACACGAATACCAAATTAAAGTTGGTTTTACATAATCTTCTACAAGAGTTTCATAATATCCTGTAAATGCAGTTTGTGCTTCTACATCATCTTGTAATTTATTGTATAATACAGTACCAAGTAAGTTAAGTATATATTTTTCTTGTGCTGTTCTAATGAAAGGTAGAAGAGCATCGGCATCAATTGCACCACCTAATGGTGTGTTCTTGATAATATCGTTTCGTGTTATTAATAATCCAAATGCCATAATTTTATCTTTGTTTATATTGTTGAGTCGTAATGTGATTCAAAACCAAAATCTGTTGGTCTTATCGGTTCATACTCATCATTCTTTGTTTCTTTCTCTAAACTTTCTTCTCCTTCTCCACCTTGTAAGTTATCATCTATCTCATCTTGTACTTCTTCTATTGTCTGTTCTGTATCATCTGCTGTATCTGAAAGGATTACAAGAGGTGTCAGTTGTTCAAAGTATAAATCTGATATATCTATACCACCAACCTTAAATGCGTTGTATATAGAGTTTATAACAAGGTTTTGGAATGGGAATATAGTCATCGTTTGCATAATTGAATATGCAGTTTTCATTTCTTCTGCTGCTGAAGAGAATCCATTGTTTGCAGTTCTAATACCAAATAATAAAGGTGATACTATTCTATGAGCTACAAGAATTCTATCTTGTGCGTATTCAGCAACATACTGATACTTCTCGTGTAAGTTCTCCATAGGGAACGTATCAATAGTAGGTTTGTTTACTGCATCATCATTAAACGATACCATAAATCTACCAGCGTTACGAGTACCTGTAAACTTAGCTTCTAATAAGTTTTCTATTGTTTGTCTTTCCTCAGGTGCAGGAACTCCATTATTGAAATTCACCATACCTACTGGCAAGAAACCATTTTCTATATTGTTAAGGTGTAAGTTAGATAGTTCTGCTTCACTAAATGAAAATTGTAATGCAGAAATCCAATCAGGTAATGAATAGTAATATCTGTTAGGTTCATATTCTTTTACATAAAGTATTTCTACTTCTTCATTTGATGAACCAAAGACAGGTAAATACTTTTTCTCTTTCTGTCTCCTATGGTCACTCCAATCAGAACAATAGTAATATCCTTCTATTCTACCCATATCATATATCTTCTTTGCTCTTAAATTTTGAACAGGCATATGATACATTCTTAATATCTGTGTATGTGATTTATTCCAAATGATTTGCCAAGCAGCATTACCATATAATTTTAAATCAAAAGTAATCTTTCTTAAATCTTCTGGTGGAATTATCTTATCTAATTCTTGTTGTTTAACTTCTTCTTTTGTAAAGATACCTTTACCATATATTAAATCTGCTACACCCTCAACACAAGCTGCGTTAGTTGTAGAAGTATTATAGGCTTCAGTTACCATACCAAAGTAATCATCTTGGTCTAATATCCCAACAGGCACCCATTGATACCTTGTTTTTGTATCTTCTGTAACAATAGGAACATCCTGTCTTGTTAAGTTTAATACTGAAAATTGTTCTTGTTTCTTCATATTACTATATAATCGTTATCTGTTGTATTGGATATAAACTCTTCGTTCTGAGTTAGATATACTACTTTATCAATACTTTGTGATGCATATACTTGCATCGTTCCACTATATACACTACCACTTACTGAACCACTTAAGTGTACTCTAAACTCTTGAGCATCTCTTACAGAACCCTCTAATGATTGAGAGAACGTAAGTATGTTCTCGTATGGGTTGAATGTATAAGAACCACTTAAATCATAATATGATGAACTATAAGTCATCATATCTTGTAATACAAGTGTCATATCTTCCGCAATATCAGAACCACTAACTACTAAACTAGCAGTATCTTGTGTCCTAACTGTAAATTGGTTACTCTGTGATATATAATACGATAGCATATCTAATGTTTATGAATATAACAAATAACCCTTAACTTATAATTAACTGGTAATAAGACATAAAAAAACCCCTCTCACGAAGAGAAGGGTTTAGTTTATTTAAGTCTCAAAAGTATTTCCTACTTATGACCCATATACGATTGTTGGTTTATCAACTCCTGTTAATCCTGCAAATGCATCACTAACTGTTGAACCACTAATGAATGGTGCTGGTAACTTTTCTTCACCTGTGAAAGTAGCAGAATAACCATAAAGGTCTCCTAATGCTCCACCTGTTTGAATAGTTCCCGCAGTTAAATCATTACCGTGTACTTCTCCAGCTAATAGTGTATCACCTGAATTAGTCCATACAAGGATTTGTGGTCTCCCATAAGCTAACAATTTAAGTTGAGTAGTCATCTCGTTAGTTAACTTCTTAAGGTTAACAACTGTTTCTTGAGAAAAGAACGTTGTTCCATTTTCTCTTGAAGAGTTGACTGTTTCAGTATAAGTAGAAGTTCCTTTGAGCTCATAAAAGTATGCTGTAGAACCTGATAGTGAATTTATTTCTCCACTTCCGTTCTTAGAAAACGAACCTGTTTCATAGTTGATAAAATACACTCCTTGTATTCCACCTACTGAATCTTTACAAACTTCGTTTCTTCCTGCTGTTATATTACAACTCATAGTTTCTCCTTTTTATTAATTGTTAGACTTAAAATGCTCCGTAATAAGCGATATCTTGTGCAATACCAATTTGTGTACCTGCAGTATATCTCATTATTACTCTATAATTTTGCGAACCATCAAGGTTTGCCATATCTAGAACTCTTACCTCATTGTGGTCAGATAATAAACCTGTTCCGAAGAATAAGTTAGATTTCTGTGCTGCAACGATTTTATCATCACTCATACCAGGACAAAGAACGATTTCTACACCTTGGAAGTTTGATGGTTTTTCACCAACGTTTAATTGGTTGTTGTAAGAATTGTTTGATAATGTAGCATTACCAGATAATGCTGATTGATAAGCTCTTGCTACTTTAGAACCAACATAGATTACTAAATCTTCTTTACCATAAACGGCTGAAGGGATAGTATCATATACTGCTTGTAATTTCTCTAATACGTCTGCTGATGTTATAGAACCAGAAACGATTGCTCCATCACCACCAGTTCTTGCAGGTTGTACTGCAGAAGTTAATAGTGTAGCAGCTGATGCTGATAAGATAGCTTCGAATCCACCAAACTCACCATTGTTAGTGGATACACCACTCCAAATGTCTTGTTCAGTTTTTTCAGCAACTTTTCCACCTACATAAGATACCAAGAAGTCATTAAAGTCTCTTGGGATTTCATCAAATGCAGAGAATCCAAGTTGTAATGCATTCCAAGAATCAACAAATTCTTGTTTACATAATGATAAGTTTACTTGTAGCTCTTTTGGCTCAAGTATTTGTTCTGTGATAGAAGTAGAACCAGATGTAACAAAGTCACAACTCGCATCTTGTACAATTCCATCAACATCTACTTTTTGAATTACTTCTTTGAACTTCACATTTGGTTTAATAGTTACCAATTGATTGTCAAGAGTTCTTGCAGAAAGTAGAGCAGCAGCGATATAACCGCTTGCTGCTTCACCTGCATACGTTGAAGTTATGCTAGGTTGACCAGTAGTTAAGTTTACTAATTTTTTCATTTTTCTCTCTTTTGTTTTAATTTGATAGGGTTACCTATACATTTTTGAAAGTACAGAATTTCTATAATTCCCTACTTTAAAGTTATTGTTTTTCTTTTTGTTAAACATTGCAGGTTTCTCAATAGGAGCTCCATCTAATTTCTTAGATTCAAGTTCTTCCTCCTCTTTCTTTTCTTCCTCCATTGCTTCTTCTTCTTTTTTGATTTCCTCAAAGTACTTTACAAGTTCTTCGATTCTTTCTTTCATCTCTTCAATCTTCTCTTCTTGCTCTTCTAATTTAGTAGTTAAGTTAACGATATCCGCTTCCTTATCAACCACCTCCTCATCTACAGCGATTCCAGGTTCTGATTCAAGAGTTACTTGTTCATTTACGTCAGTATCAGATTTACCAGTTTCTGGTAAAGCTTCCACCTCCTCTGTTGAAACATCAGCCATTTCCTCTTCTTTCTTCTCTTCACTTTCTGCTTCGATTTCAACATTTTCTCTTTCCTTGATGATACCACCTTCAGTAAAAAGTTTGATTCTGTTTATTTCATCAGATTCATCTCTTAACTCTAATAAGTGTTCACCATCAGGTGCTGGAGTTTTTGTTCCATCTTCGTGGATAACCTCTAAGGTTTCACCCACATCAAAAGTTGGAGATTCAACAAGAGTACCATCAGCTAATTTAGCTACAGTAAGTTTTACTTCTTTACTATCTAAAGACAATAAAGTCATAATCTTACCTAATACAGTTTGTGAATTCATAATTTTCTCTCTTTTTTGTTTGTTATTGATTTGATATATCTACCAATATAACAAATTGTTATATATAAGTAGTTATTTTTTTAAGTTGGTATAGTGTTTTGTGCTTGTAAGTATCGTATTAATTGTTGGAAATCAGTAAATGTTAAAGGAACATCCCAATAAATTATTGCAAATATTCTCATAGAACTAGCTTCACCACCTTGGTCATTAGCACCCAAATACATACCTTCAGCAGCTGATTGTATTTGTTTATACTCATCTATTGCTGATGGGTTACAATTGAAATGTAATACCCTCTCGTTATTATCTGTACTTCTACCAGTAGGTCCTAACCATTGGTATTGTTCTGTTCCACCTTCATTATTACCATTTCCATTTGTTAAATTAGCAGCGGTTGTTGCTCCTGCATCAACTGTTGATGGTGCTCCTTCTCCATAATACCAAGAATAAAATGAACCAGATGGGCCTAAGAATGAACCATTACCTTGTGCTGTTGCATCGTATTGATTAAAGAAACCACCATTATCAGGTGATTCTGTATTAGCATCTCTAGCATCAAAGAAATAATCTCTTTGGTCTCCAGTACCTTGAGAGTTTTGTGGTCTATCAAAGACAATAGCAAATGATTCAAACTGAATATCTGTTCCTAAACTTTCTACTAAAGCGTGACCTTTGTTTGCTGAATTAGTATTATCTAACTCTAAACCATTACTTGCAAGAAACACTACATCAGTTCCAACTGAGCCTGTTGTAATTCGTGCTACAGGTGAAGCAGAAGTATCTGCCCAAACACCTGCACTAAAGTTAGTATTTGCATCTTCAAACCTCATTACGATATTTGAACCACTTGGTATTTCATTTGAAAGAGATACTTGTGATTGTAAGTAAGCTACTGGCGATACTCTCATATTAGTTAAAGTTTTTTACATTAGCAACAAATATATCATTTGTATCATATTTTATAAAAGTTAATATATCTATTGCATCTACTGCAGCTGATGCTGAGTAATGAGAATCACTTGGTTCTTTGAATGGGAAACTAGGAATTATTAATGTTCCATATCCATCACCTGGTTGTTTAACTTGTAAGTTTATTGTTACACCATTTTTTGTATTAGTTGCTTCTAATCTTGTTTCACTACCACTTACTAACTCTAGTGTTTGTAATTGAGGTCCATTGAAATCTAATGAAGCAGTATTTGATGATATAGATATTGTATTAACTGCACTTTGTAATGAACCACTTATTACAGTAGAATTACTAAATGTATGTGTATTACCATTAAAATTAACATTATTACCTTGAATAATTGTAGTGTTACTATTATTACCAAGTGCAGTAGATGTTACATTAGTATCTGTTCCTAAAGAAAGTGTTGTTGCTTTTAAGGACATATTGGTAGTATTATTTCCAACATCTTGTAATTTAATTAAAGCTTGATTACTACTACCACCACCATTTGGTGTTACACCCAATTCAGTAGATTTACCATTTAAGTAAAATTGAGAACCATAGTTATATCCAAATCCATCAAAGTATTCTATTGCAAATGCATCTTCAAGGTTTGGTAATCCAAAGTTTGAATAATCTAATACACCTTGGAATACTCTATTATAAGCAGTTCCACCATTACTTGCTCCTACAACAGTAGTTTGTGCATATTCATTGTTTGCTGAAGGTGCTGTAAATTGTTGAGTTACATATCCACTAGAACCACTAACAAGTTGAGGTCCAGCAGTAAATGTATTAGCTGCATTTTTCAATGCAAATGAACCACTATCTATTCCACCAATAGTTCCTGTTACAGTTAAATTACCTGTAATATCTAAATTACCAGTCCAATCAGTTGTAGTTGAACTAACTGTTAAACCACTTGAGTTTAAAGTAACAGGTGATGAGGTTGAACCTATATTAATACCATCTGTATTAACTAATCTACCATTTGTAGAGTTACCTATATTGATACCTTGTGATTGAATATCAATACTTGTTTTAGTATTGTAATCATCTTGCATAACAATCTTAGCGTGGTTTCCACTACTTAATCCTCCACTACCACTTGCAATTGCAAATAATTGTGTTCCACCACCATTGAATGATATTTCATTACCATAGTTGTAACTACCACCATCATACGCTTCAAAAAGATATGAACCATTTTCATACCATCTACCAAATCCATTAAAGTGTGTAAATGAGTTTTGAAATATATTATATACTCCTGATTGAACAGGTATGTTTTGAGAATTTAAATCCCATAATTTCTTTTGTACAAAACCTGAACTTGGATAGTCTGGTTTTGAGAAGAATAATCCATTAGTAGATTGTGCTACTTGTGTTCCACCTGTAAAGGTATTTGATGCTCCTAACAATGCAAATGAACCACTATCAAATCCATTGTAGTTTCCAGTCACATTTATATTTCCACTAACTGTTACATTTGCACCATCATCACTTATAATACTATCTACTAGTTGTCTATGTTCTCCTGCTTTTGGTAAAGTGTTTTCTGTTAAATTAACTTCACTACCTTTACTACCTGTTGGACCTGTTAATAGGAATGAAGATTGTCCTCCTTCCTCTACAAGTATCCAACTATCATTTCCACCATCCCATTCTATTGAAGCAGTTGATGATGAACCACTATCATATACTTGTAATCCAGCATATCTTAATGTTGGTGTATCTGCATTAACTACTACGAATGCATCTCCTATAATCTTAGCTGAACCTGTTACAGAGTTTATTCTACCGAATGAACCTGTCCCACTTACTGATATATTCTCAAAGTTTTGTGTTCCACTAAATGTATTATCTATATCTGTTTTAGCAAACGATGCCGTTGTTTGTGCAGTAGGAACTCCATCACTATTACCAAACCATCCATAACCATCTGTAATGTTCGGTAAATCATTACTTCTACCACTACCCATTACTATAATCTCTCCATCTGTTGCATCTACTTTACCACATATACCAATGTTCTGTATTAAATCAGAACCAGTTGGTTTAGTAGAAGTTAATACTCCTGCTCCATTTACATATACTGATGCTCCTGCAACTAATCCATCTGTTGATGTATCTAATCCTTTTACTTTACCACTTATTATTACAACACCACTTGCGTTGTTTGATATAGCATCTCTTGTTATACCAACAGCAGGCATATCTCCACTAACAGAAGAGTCTGCTAATTTAATATTTACATTCTCACCAGTCACACCTGTTGCATGAACTGCTAATCCTTTTCCTATATCTGCACCTGATGTATTTTTTACATTAAGAATTACATCATCTGTTTCATCTGCAAACTCTGCGTGTGATGCTGATGTTGCTGATGTTGCATTTGCTACATTATTTACTGTTGTAGTAAATGTAGAACCATCTCCTTTAGTATATGTTATCGTTGCATCTACTATTGATGCAGTTACTAATAAACTACCTGTATCAGTTGAACCTCCTGTTCCTCCACCTGGTATGTTATTACTATATATTGTTCCATCTACTCTTGTAAATGTTAAATCTCTACTACCTGTATCAAATGATGAGGTAAGTAAATACGAACCTGTATCTTGATTAACTACCATTGAATCAATAACATCATTATTGAAGTCTCTTAACTTTTCAGGTGTAATAAATTGTGAATTATTGTTAGGAAAGTTATTAGAGTTTTCCGTCCTTAATTGTGATTTGTTTTTACTACTCATCTTATTATCTTATTATTTCTATGTCAAATCCATTAGAGAAGCCTGTTGAGAACGCACCTCGTTCTATTATTACAGATTCTGTCTTTCCTATACCTTGATTTTGCAAATATCCATCGCAACACTTAACATCGTAAGTATCAGAATCTAAACATAAGCATCCTCTTCTTGAATTCTTCGGTGAAGATTTACCAATAGTAGGGCCAATGTAAATTCCTGTCTCTCTTCTCTTTCGTAAGCTTCTAGAATATGACATAATTGTTTTATTACTATAACAAAGTAAGAGTTATTTATATTTGATTGTAGGGCTATTTATACTTTTTCATAGCAGCTCTATGTATTAAGTTTTCTAACTGTACCTTATCTGCTCTGTAACAAAGGTTTAACAAACATTCTTCTAAAGGTCTTTTAACTACTTCATCAAACTTTAATAAATCTTCATTAGCTAAGACAACAATCGATTGATAAGAGCTCCACTTTCTTGCAAAATTCGCTTGGTGTGCGGATTCACTGCCTGGTCCTCCAACGCTGCCTCCCTCAAAGATTTCAGGGTATCTTTCGTTAATTCCTTTAAGATACGATTGAAGAAAAAAAAACAACCGAAGTGAATATCCATATTAATATCTAACCACTTATCTGTGTTATCTTGTTTCTCACTACTATAAGGTTCTATACTATATAGAGCTCCTTTTGTTTTAGTTACAGGTCTGTATAAGATATTCATTATACTTGCCCAATTCTTATCTAATGCAATATTTTGATATGAAGATAAATCTAAATAAGCACCATAAGCCATCTTAGATAGGTTAGGTTCAAATCCATATTTTACTCCATCAATAGTAACAAACTTTTGTAATTCAAAATCTGTCTTACCTAAGAACGCATATAAATCTTTTTTAATACTTGTTATTGTATCACTATCTAATTTTATAATTACCTCAGGTGTTAAACCTATGATGTTATATAATAAGAACGCATCTTGTGCTTCCTTATCATCTTTATAGGTTTCTAAATCTTCTTGTATCTTTAAATACTTCTTTAATGATACTGCTGAATAATCTTTTGGAACTACTATCTCTATTTCTTTTTTCATTTGTTAATTGGTTTGTCTTGGAATTCTTGTGTTACTTCGTGAAACTTAACTGATGCTGGTAGAAAGTTAGGTATCTTTGTTTCTGTTATATCTATTACATCTTCTGCTTCTAACTTTAAGTCTTGTATCTCTATGTTCTTATGTCCTACCAACGATTTTAATTTAAGAATATCTGCTCTTTGTTTTTGTAATTGAGAATCTCTTAATACAATCTCTGCTTTAAGATTAGTTACTTCTTCTTTAAGATTGTGAGCATAAGTAGCAACTTGTTCAAGATGTGTATATATCTCGTATTTATTCTTATCCTTATATTCTTCAGGTAGTTTAACTTCTACTATCGTTGCCATATTTTCTTAGATTAGTTATTTGTTTCATTATTGTTTGATATCTCGTGATAGCATAACTATCTTGACCTTTACGAAATAACGTAAGGTTTGCTTGTGCTTCTTCTTCTAAATGATTTATTCTTTCTTTTATATTCATTACTTAAAACTTAATGTGTATTTACCTTTATTTGCTTGTTTTAAACTCAACCTACTCATTGCTAGATATCTTAGTGCATCTATACAATGGTCATTGAACCCTTGTGGTTTATCCAACACTACTCCATTCTTATCTGTTGCATATTCATATCCATACAACTCATCTATTAAGTGTGTTGATTTATTATCTACTACTAAACCAAAGTTCTGTAATACAGAGATTCCAAATTTTATACTATCAGGTCCTTTCTTGACAGGTTTAATATTAAAACCAGAACGATAGATTTCTTCTATCAATCGTGGCTCTGCACTATCGGCCCATATCTCTGTTTTACCGATGTTTAAACTCTGTAGCCTTCTTACTATATCATTAGTTGTTAAACCTCTCTCATACATCAGTTCTCTACAATACAACATATCGTGATGTTTATGTACTGCAATCAAAGTAGTTGGGTCTTGTGAAAAACCAAAGTCCATTCCATATCCTATTAACTCGTGTGTAGGGAAATCTTCTAGTATTTGGAAGTTATTAAATACTGCCTTTTCATTCGGTGCATATTCTCCTAAACCATATATCTTATAATACTTTGGGTTCTTATGTTCTAATGCTTCTATCTCCTTAATCATTGCATCAGGTAGATAAGGATTGTTTTTGTATGTAGTTCTAAATTGTTCTGCATCATCCATATTCCTTAACCAATGGTAAGGTGAAACAGTTGGGTTGAATGCTAAGATTATCTCACCTGTTGTACGAATGGATAGTTGGAAGTAAGCTTCTTCGTGTTGTTCCGATGCTTCATCTATAAATAAAATATTTGATTTAACACCTCTTAATTTCTCTGCATCATCTGTATTAACAAAACTAATTAATGCTCCATTAGAGAACGAGTAAACCCTATCAGAGATGTTGTATGACTCATTACTCCATATACCTAACTCTTGCATTATCTCTTTGAAATCTTTTATTACACTTCTTTTAAGTGAAGGTACAGTTCTTCTTACTATGGTAATGTTCTGTGGTTCTTGTAAT